AATGCAGATTCCAAATAAAACTCTGCGTGCGCCGCCATATCTTCTACATCCGTTTCTCCCACAAGAGCGTGCATCTCTGAACCGAAATCGTCATCGTAGCACGGGTATACACCTTGCTTTGTTTGCAGAACCTTCCAAATCCAAACTCTCAAGGCGTCTTCGTTTTCAACGATATAATGCCTGCCCCCTCGCGTTGCCAGCTTGCCTGTATCAAAATCTATTGCCCAATCTCTGTAAGGCAGCTCAGGCTCTGCCGCGCCTTCTTCCGCCTCGAGCTCGTCCTCGTCTAAAATCCATTCGTCATAATCCGTGTATATCATGTTCGTTTCTCCACTTTAGCCAAGATTACGTTGCTGTCTCTCGCGCGCTTGACTGCTATCATGTCCCCGGCGCTCAATGTTAACCCTATAGGCGCATATATATCTAGTGATATTTCCGTTCCGGATACATATATGGTTAGCGGACTTGTGGATTTGACCGACCCCAGCTCTACGCCGGCCTCGTTGTCTTTGCAGCCTTCGCGTCTCATTTGTTTTATTAGTGTTTTGTATGGATCGCTCATCAGATTTTTCCTTTTTTCTTTAGCAAATTATAGGAATTTGCATAATATATAATCTTGTATTTGCCGGACTGCCACACGTCGCGTTCTACGACTTTGCCTTTTGCGCTGGAAGCATCTATGATTTTCCCGCTGCCTATATATATCCCTACGTGTCCAATCTTTTTGTAACGCGAGCTGTTGCCTGTCCAAAATATTAAATCGCCCTTTTCCAAAGTGCTTGTCACTCTGCTTTTCGTCATGCTCTTGACAACGCCGGCTTTTTCACACGTTCTCAGCTCTTCTGCCGCAACCTGCCCCGGGAAAATATTTGCACCGATTTCTTTAAAAGTTTTTTCAACCAAGTCAGAACAATCGGTAACGCTATAGCTCTCTCCCTTGTGTTTCTTCGCTTGCGATACAATCTTAGCTCTTGTGCGGGCTTCGCTGTCGCTGCTGCTTACTTTTGACGAATCAGACGACGCTTCAACCACTTTCTGTTTAGGCTTTGATTTAAAGCAATATATTGTCCTCCACCCTGCGCCTATCTTATTGCATTCGCTGTGTGCCGGTACGAATATGTCCACTCTATACTGGTCTTGTTTTTTGGTGCCGTGCGCGTCTACAGCCTCGTACAGAATATTGTTGTATAAAACATACTTCACTCCGTCTTTGCGCATTTTACTTGTTATCGCACAGTATTTCCCGCCGTAAGACGCTTTGTTGTACAGCTTAATTCCGGATGACGTAGATGTGTATACGCCATTGCTGCTGGTATGGCTGTATGATCCGTTGCATTGCTTGCAGGCGCAATACCCTGTGACATATGCACTTTTCTTCGTCCCGCCTGATGTGTCATATGCTTTGCTGGTAGACGACGTCGGCGAAACCTTGTCTCCTGCAAAATAAAAATCAAGCTCCATGGTATGCCCCCCGGATGCCGTCCATGTGTGAGAATCACTCGCCAGCTTATACGTCCCTTCAAAGCCAATGTCAGCATTGACAAGCTTTATCGCCTTGCCGGAGACATACCGGTATGAGCCGATGCAGCTTACGGTTCCTGCTTTTGATAATGTCTGCAGAAGCTTTGCAGCTTCCGTTTTTGCGTTCTTCCCTTCCTCTTCTTTGTAGACCTGCGTTAAAGTCCCGTACTTGCTGCGGTCGGGGGAATATTCGATAGTACCGGTTCTTTTTTTGCCGTCTTTGTCCAAAATGTGTACGCGGTTCACCATGTTTTGTATGTCCCACGAGCGCTGCCCGTCTATTACCAAATCTGTGACCGTCCCCACAACTGCTGCGCCCACTTTTTCAATGTGGATTTTGTCAGATGTGTCAAAAGACACCTGATATTGCCTCCATGGGCTGTTGTCTTCGCCTTCGTATGCCTGCTGTATAACGCCGAAAAGTGTCATGTCGCCCGTTGCGGTAACTTTTGTTTTGCTCGTCGTCTTTGCCAGTTCACCTATTTTGACGCCATGGTCGGCGCAAACCTTTTTTGCAATTTGCGTAGGCGTTCCGCTAAACTCTCCCCATATATAGTTATTAGCAATGTAAAATCCTCGGTCGTAGGCTTCCAGGCTGTTTCTGTGTTTGTCACTGTCAGCATAATACACCTTCCCCTTGAACAGCAGCTTGTCATCCTCCCAAAACTTTACTGCGTCGCCGCATTCGGGCTTAAAACCTTTGACAAACGTCGCTTTCAGCGCTCGCGCCGCGCTGTCCATATCGCCGGACCACGTTAAACTCTCGAGATATTTTGTGACGTCTTTGTTATCTACCGACAGTTTTATCACACCTGCTCCCATTCGCTCACCTACAAATTTCGGCGCTGTATAAAATCCAGCGCAACTAACAAGTCTTTATCTCCTTCGTTTGCCGATACTGTCATACCTGTTATGTACACCAGCATGTTCATCATCCCGCGCACATATAACCGCAGCTTGGCTTTTGTGTTTTTGTAATTGTACAGTCGTAACAACTGTTCTTCCTGCGTTTCGTTTGACGTCCTGTACCATGCCTCATCATGTGGTATCAAAACCTCTAACGTGCATGTCATCGCGCCTTTGCTTCCCATTCTGGGATAGTCCCCTCCGAGAAGCGCGTAATTTTCAAAATTTTGCGGACAGGAAAAAGAAAAAGAAGCTGGGTTTATAGCCAGCTCCATTTTGTGTTTCGTTGTTTGGTTGACAATCACCATACGCCTTGTGTTAGCAATAATTATCACCTCTTATTCTATCGTATTTATGCCATAACAAGTGCAGCTTTGTCAATTTTTTCTGCCAATTTTGCAGCAATTTTATCTATGTCCGCTTCCTCGCGTACAATCATATTAGCGATGTTTACAATTACTCCGCCGGCGTGCTTTTTGTTTTCTATTATTTTTCGGCTCTGAGCGGCAGTATACACTCTGGACCCGTTGGGCAAATCTATTATCTCGTCACCGTTTTCATTGATTGTGGTAAGGCCGCCCTTGTAATACGGCGTGCCTGTTGCGTTGTGCCCTTTCACTGTCGCGGAAATTGTCTGCCCCACCTTCGAGAGCATAGCGCCCGCCCCGCCCAGCAGAGAGACCGAAGCGCCGCTTGATGATATTGTAGACTTGACGTTTACCGTCGCGTTCAAGTCTACTTTGTTGTTCTTTAATTCTGCTGTCAGATTCGTGTCTTTCAGCTTTTTGGACATATAGACCGCGCTTTCTCTGCTCGCGTTCTTGTTGTTTTTTACATTGTCGTCATTGGTTTTTATGAGTCCTTTAAGAAAGCTTGTGGCTTCGTCATCCAGCTGACCGCCGAAGGTGTCTAAAAGCCCCTGCGCCAATGCCGCCATATTTGTCAGGTACTCATTGTTTGTGTCTGTTTCTGTTTCTTTCAGCTTTTCAATCAGGTCGCCTATCGTGTCCTCGGCCTGAACTGTAAAGTCCACCCCTGCCGCTTTCAAGGTTTCGTTGAGCGAATCCGCCAGCGGCCCTGATATTTTGTCGGACGGGTCGAACTCTGCAAGCTTCTCCATTACGTCGCTTATCGCGGCTGTTTTTTCCGCGTACTCTTTGTCTGCTTGCGTTATTTCGTCGATATAACCTTGTACTGCGTCCTGCCCCGACGCCATTGTGTCTATCACCTTGTCGGAAATTTCTTGCTCTTGTTTTGTCGCTTCTTGCAGAGCTGCGTCGGCCGCTTCTAGATTCTTGCTCAGCTCTTCCAGCTTCGAGTCAGCTCGCTGTTGAGCTTCATGGTCTCCCCTGTCAGCCGCTTCGTTGCTTTCCTTGACTAATTTGTCGTGATTCTCGTCGTAGGCCTTCTGCGCAGCGTCTTTCGTCTCCTGCGCTTTTGCCTTGTTTTTAGCCGCTTCGGATAGCTCGTCCCTGTACATATCGACGACAGCTTGTTTTTTTATTTCCTCGATGTATCTTTGAACGTTTTCCGTTGATTCTTGCCATTTCCCATTTACAAAATCAAAATATCCCTCCATAACGGGATACGTAGATTCCAGCGTGTCTACCATCTCTTTTATAACATCGTCGTCAAAGCCAGCGGCCATTGCCCGTTGTATCTGGTATATCTGCGCCTCAGCGTCTGCCCCTGCGACAGATGCGTCGCGCTCAGCTTCTTGTATTCTGCCAGCCGATTCTTCCAGCGATTGGTTTACTTCTTCAATCGCTTTTCTTACATACGCGGCGGAGCCCGGGATTTTTTGCATTATTTCCTCTGCTTTTTGCCCTGCGGTGATAACTCCCCCGATAAACGCAGTCACGGCCGCCCAAGGCGCGACTTTAGTTGCCATGTTCAGCGCTTTTTGCGCTGTTGTTTGCGCATTGGTGACTTTTGTCAACCCGCTTATGGCTGCCTTTTGCGCCGCCGTTGCGGATTCTCCCGCCGCTGCTTCAACGTTTGCTTTTGCCTGCGCTGTGGCCTGAGCCAGTGTCGCGCTTGCGTCCGCTGCTTTAGCGGCCTTCACCGCCGTCAATGCAATTTTTAGTCCGTTGAATGTTGTCGTGGCGGCCTTGACGTAACTCGCTACAGTTTGGACAACCTTGAACCCTGCCATCGCTCCAACCGCGGCGAGAACTGCCGTCTTGTGCTCCCACAATGTTGTGATAACGCTTTTGATTGCAGATGCAGCGTCTCCCATAAACTCTCCGACTTTTTTTGCCGCCTCTGCTAAGGCGTCTGCGGATTCTCCGTCAGACATAGCCGCGTTTATCTCTGACAACGTGTCTTTAAATCCCTCAAACAACGCACTTGTCGCAACGCCTAAGAGCTGGGATGTGTTGTCCTTCAAAGTGGCCAACATGCCGCTGAACGTCTGCGACTGCGCTTCCATGGATTTATAATACTTGCCGCCTTCGCTCGTGGCGCGTTTCATAGAATCCGTAATTTCATCTACGCTTATCGTGCCTTTTGATATGCGTTCGTACAAACTGGCCATGCTTTCCCCTGTTGCCTGAGAAATTTCCTGCAAAGGGTTAAACCCGGCTTCTATCATTTGCTTTACATCTTCCAGCGACACTTTGCCCGCGCTTGACATCTGCCCGTAAGCCGTGGCAACGCGCACCATCTTGTCCGCGTTGCCCTGTGCAATATCACCCAGCATAGACATTTTTTCTACCGCCTGGTCTGCTGTCTGACCGTAATTCATAAGCAGCTGTGTAACCTCTAACAGGACAGACGTTTCGAAAGGCGTCTCCGCGCCCATTTTATTCAGTTTTTGCACAAGCTTAGATGCTTCCTCCGCGTCCCCAAGCATAGTTGTAAACGCTGTGGTATAATCTTCTATCCCAGCATTATATTCTATTCCCGATTTGACAAGGCCTGTAATAGCTGTAGTCGCCCCCAGCGCAATCAATGCTTTTTTTAGCTTCCCTACTAGGCTTTCAGACTTTTCAGCTTCCTTGCCAACGTTTTCTACCTCGCTGGCCGCTTTGCGTGTTTCGTTCTGCGCGCCAGATAAGTTCAAGTCTTCAAGGGATTCCATGGCTTTTTGTGCAGATTTAGAATCTGCGCCCATCTCTTTCAATCCCTTAATTATCTCACGCAAAACAGGTGTTACATTATTTTGTAAAGAAATAACGCCGCGCAGCTCGTCAGCCATCTGCATCAACTCCCTCTGTCCAGTACATCATGTTCGCCAAATAAAAAATTTCTTCGTTTTCCGTCAGCCGCTCCAATTCTTCTTTGCTTGCGCCGCGCGCAAGATACCAGCCTATCATTTTAAGCCGGTCAGAGCGGCTAATTAGTTTTTTACCGTATCCACAAGCTTTACTTGCGGCTTGTTGTATTCATACGTTATCTCGGCTACGATTTTGCACATAGCGTTGACGTCAGAATCGTGGAAACAGCGCATAACGTCCCACGCAACGTCAATCACGCCAAGCTGCAGCAATTTTTTTGCTGCTTCCTGCAATGTCGGGCTTGCGACATACACTGTATAGGCGTTTTGCGCCTGTACGTCATCCGGGCTGTGCGCCTCGACGCTTTCCAACACATCTTGTGCCAGCCCCCTGAGCTCTATCTCTTGGCTGTATCCTTCAATTTTTACGGTTCTGACCACCTGCTCGCGCGGGCAGTCAAGCCCGCGCTGCAGCTCTTTGACAAATGTATCTATATTACTCATTTTTTACTCTACCTTGTCAAGATTTTTAGCTTTTGTCGGAGGGAACTGAAACGTGTATTCTCTTTTCGCCGGCTCTCCCGCGCTTAATGAAATCAGCGGAATATCCGTGAATACAGCATTGTTAAACGCCCAGCGCTCTACCTGCCCGTCTATTGCGTCCGGATCCGCGACCTTAGCTATTATCTGAACGAGCTTATCCTTGCCCTTCAGCGTATTCTCAAACAGCTCCGTATCAATCGTGTAGACGTGATGCACTGTCAGCGTTCCTTCTCCTTTGACGCCTACCAGCTTGCTGTTAACGTCAATGCCCATTTGCACATCCGTCCTGTTCTGCGTAATTTTCGCGGTTATCGCGTTGCACTCCGCCCATAACACGCCGTCAACCCAAATCTCAGCCCAAGAGCCGGAAAGAATCTGATTAGCTGTAAACATATATTGCCTCTGCCCCCTTATTAATCTGCGTAATCAATCGCAATGACAAGCGTCATGTCCTCCATTGCGTCAAGCAGCTTTATGCCAACGCTGAGAAATACCTTAGAGCCCGTGTTTGCTTTTAGTATTTCCGTTCGGCTAAGCTTGCTGGTGTCCGTGCCCTTCTCTTCCAGATACGCCGCCTGCGCGTCTGCATCTATCTCGCATACGACGTCATAATCAGGGTCGAGAACACTCCCCTTTAGCGCATCCAGATACGCGCCTACAGCGGCGACAAAGACCTGCTTGTTGTCATAGCTGTTGGCCACTTTCCCGACATATTCATCGACAAATATATCACGTATGTCCTGCGCGATTATATCTACGCCTTCGACCAGCTTGATTTTCTTTTCGTACTCGCTCCCCGTTGTGGAGGATGTAACGCCTCTGCCCAGCATGTATTTTTCTCGGTCGTAAAATACAATGAGCTTCCCCGCGTCCACAGCTGCATGCATGTCTGACACAGCGTCGCAGGCTGTTATGTCGCCAAGCTCCGTGTACGTTACCGACTGGCTCAGCGGCGTACCTGCGAGCAGCCCCGCCAATGTCGCCGCGTATTCTCCCGAATCTATAGACGTTGTCCCGCGGACAAGGCCGGATGCGCAGAAATTGACAACGCCTGCGCTGTCCGGCGAAGTAGCGTCGCATACAATTGCCTTATATGTTTTTCCTGCCGCTCTCTGAGCTTTTATCCATGTCACAATTGCCGTTGTATCCGCGCTTTCTGCATCCGGGTACACCAACCAGTTAAACACCCTGCCTTCAAGCTGCTTGAGCGTTTTTGCCATGTCTACGCCGGAGCCGGATTCTCCCGCCGCCGTCCTGACTGCGAGAACGCTTTCTGCGCCTGATGTTAAAATTGCTTTGATTAACGCAGCGTTGCCAGTTGTAAACAACGTGCTGATGTTTGTCGCGCTGTTAATCCGTGTTACGGCATTAGTTGTTGTGCTGTCAGTTATAATCACCGCGACTATCCCGCGAGCGCTGCGCTTGACGGCCGTCTCTGCCGCAGACCTGAACGATACTACTATTTCAGGCATTCCCATTTCTATCGTACCTCCTTGTTCATCTCTAATATTCCCATTTTCTCATTTTCTTCGCTTGCCGCATCCGTCAAGTCGTAAAAGTCCAGCGTAAATGTTAAATGCGCCACTTCGTCTTCTATGCTGCAGCTTACGTCTTGCGGCTTTAGCTTCCGCCCGCCTACATCTATGCTGGGCTGGAGAGCGTCCAGCATGCCCTCCAGTGCGTCATACATCCCCGCTCTTGTAGGCGTGTTGCTTTCAAGATAAGCGCAGTCAACCGTCAGCGCACGGTTTATTTGTTTGCCGCATTGTACAAGCTCTGACGCTGCAGGCGACAGCGTGACCAGCGCCAGAGCGCCGTTGGCCAGCATACTGTCCGTTACCTTCTCGTCGCGCACTCTGTATCCCGCTGCGTACAGTTGTGCGCAGACCGCCTCTTTTATTTGATTATAGCTAATCAATTTTACTCAAATCCTCTAAAACCATTTTTTGGGCTCTTGGCAAATAATATTTGCGCACCTTGATTAACGTATTGCGTAACATGTATGTCGGCGGCACAAAGCCGCTTGTGCGTCCGCCAGAAACTACTCTATGCCCCTTTTCGACATACAGCGCATAGTCCGTATTGTTTGCGACAACTATATAATTGCGCCCTGTATAGTTGTGCAGCTTCCATTCGCGCCGGAGGGTTCCGCTCCTCACCGGCGTCGCTTTTTTTACTGATGCAATCGCTTGCTCACCCAGATAGTTCAATGCGTGTTTTGTCGCTGCTCCGGTCTCCATGGCGTCGCTTATCCGTTCGTATTTGCTTATCAGGCTTTCAAGCTTTAAATCTAATTTGGCCATATGTTCTCCTTGTGTCAACGCTTGCGCAATTGCATGGGCGCTTGCATATGCGACGGATACGCAGCGACGTCGCCTATTGTCCCTATATACTCAACGCCGTTTTTTACAACAGTGACAACGTCCCCTCGCTGCAGGGCAGCATCCGCCGCATCATAAAAAACCGTCGCTGTATACTGCGTGCTGGGTAAGTTGTCAGTGCCTATAGTATCCGTTCCGGACAATGACAAATGGCAGCGAATATTTGTGTACACTTCCGCGTATTCTTCGCGCTCCGCCCCATATGCAGTAATCGTTGTGACCACTCGCCGCACCGTCATCACGTCTTGCCTCAATTGCTTTAATGCAGTTTTCATATAGTCCTCAGCTTTCGCCATCTTTGGAGCACGCGCTCATAGTTGTCAAAAACAGTGGTGACAACATCCGCAAACGATACGGAGCTGTCCCCCTCGCTGACCGATGAGACGGCTCCGTCGTTCGTCTGTTTTTTGTATGCAGCCGCCGCCAGCTCGACAATTATGTTTGTCGCCTCCTCCGGAACGTCGTCTCTGCAGCAGTACGCTTTGAAGCGATCTTTCGTCAGCTCGAGAAGATAACTGAGCAGCGTGTCCTCTGCGCTGCCCGTTACCATTTTTAGCTTGTCAAGCATTTATCAGCTCCCGGAGCCTGTAGGAGCCTTGTGCAGATAAATGCCCTTCGCCTTGTTTTCGTATACAAAAGCGTCATGATATAGCCTGAACTGGAACTTCCACATGTCTTTGTCTTGGTTTTCATCAGGTGTGAAGATTTTAGGAAGCGCAAACTTTTTGACCTGCAAAATTGCATCCGGCTGAATCAGCATAAAGTTAATAGCAGCCGCACCGCTGGCCTTGGAAAATCCCCATGTGGAAGCCCCGCTGTTGAGCGTAATTGACGTGTAAAAGCGAGACTTCGGAACGTAGATAATCGGCATGTCGTTATAAGAAGACAGCACTGTATTAACCGCTCCGTCAGAACCGAAGGTTCTTGTCAATGCAGAGTTGAGTATAGGCTTTAGATCTGTGGAAACAAACAGTCTGCGGCCGGCCGAGGGAACCTCGTCCTCGTCCATCTGTCTCACCGCCTCGTCGATTGCGTCGAGAACTGTCGTTTTTGTAAGCCTAGCCGCAGTCGCGGTGCTGATGCCCGTAGCCGACGCATACTTTGCAAATCTATATGCGTCAATCTCAGGCGCGACCCAGTCCCGCATAAACTTGCCTGTGACCTCGCCAAACGTCAGACCCAGCGTTTCCTCATCGTCCATCCTGTCTAAAGACAGCTCTTTGCCGCGCTCAATTGCCAGCCTGTGCGTCTCCCATGCCGCTGTCACGTCGCCTTTGGGATAGCCGCTGCTGCGTGTGTAATCTCCCAGCCCGGTCGTCGAAACCTTGAGCACTTTTACCTCGTTAACGCCGGAAAAATCAGGGCGCACGGCTGCGTCCATCCCCTCTGTGAGTGCGTTAGCCTTATATATATCGTCAATAATCGGCACAAATCTTTGTGCATATGTAATGCTGTTTGCCATTGCTTACCTCCGTTGTTTATTTTATCCCCGCGCCTTTTCGCACCGCATTCAAAAAAGCATCCTCTGCCCCGCTTGCTTTAGGCGCAGACGTTTTCAGTTTTTCTGAAATAGCGGCGTTCACAGACGCAGTGAATGCTTTGGAAAAGGCTTCTATGTTTGCTTTTGTCGTTTCTGCGTCCGTGCCTATTAGGTTTTCCACAAGGTCTACAGGCAGTCCCTGCTGCGCCATCAGCGCCGTTGCGTCTTGTTTCAGCAATATCGCCGCTTTTTCTTTCTTTAGCTGCTCGACAGCTTCATTTGCATTTTTGAGTTCTTCCGCTATTCGTTCGTCGGCGGTCAGCTTCTCCAGTCTTTGCGCCTCTTTCGCGTCTCGCGTCCATTTTTCCTGTGCGCGTCTCAGCCGCTCGCTTACAATCCCGTCCAGCTCAGCTTGCGTAAACGTGCGCTCAGCCGGAGCTCCCGTCTCTCGTCCTGCTTCGCTGTCGCTCGTGCCGCCCGCTGCCGCGCCCTCCGCGTCCAGCATAGGGAACATCCTGTCTCTCCATGTGTTCATCTTTGCATTTCCTCCGCCGTTTTACGCCCGTCGGCTTATTCCGCCGTTTCTTTTATGTCTGACTGCGTAAAAAGACAATAAAAAACAACAGCCTGCTTAGACTGCTGTCAAATTATTCGACTGCTTTTTTATCTGTTTGAGCATAGAAAAGCCACGGTACCGCAGTATCGTGGTTTTCACTGACCTTGTTTAAAAAACCATTCCTTTGCCTTTTCAAAGGCTATGTGCGCTGACTCTGGCGCGTTATCATCGAGATGACCGCCATGCGCATAAGGTTCATACTCTTTCATCCACTCTTTCACATAATCTGGATAATCCCAAAACATATCTTAATCACCTCTAACGGTCTTGTGGCTGACATATTCAGTCCACACTTCATCATAGCGCCCAATATCGTACATTTTCTTGGCGTATGAACTAATTTCATTTACATTGTACTCTGTTATCCCTGCCTTGTCAACCTTAGATTTCTCTCTTTTGCATAGTTCAATAATATAATCTTTGTAGTTCTGTTCTGTAATGGTCCATCCAGCATTGCGAAAATCATTCGCTTGCTTGACGTGGTACATTTCATGGAATTCTGTTGTCCCCGGAACTTCCGGGTAGGCTTTGTGCGCTATTTCCGGAACATAATAAACCGTGTTGGTCGGCGCATCATATCTTCCCCACGCAGTCGGCAATTCGTTGTCGCTCACAATTACAATGGTCGGCTTTCTACCCTCAGGAATGCCGTATTTCTTTAATGCATCCTCTGTGTGCTTGTTTATTCGGTGTAATGCCTTCGGCTTAATGGTTGCGTCATCAGAGACATAAACCGGAGTATCATAGGTAGATATGCGCCTTGCCTTCAAGTTTTTAAACCGCACATCATTGAAAGTAGCTGATTCCCCGCGCTCAACTTTCCGGTAGTTCTGTTCCGGCGCTGGTTCTTTACTTTGCCGTCTCTTCCACTCTCTGTATGTTGTCTTCTCCGATACGTGATAATTCTTGCCGTTTTCGTCTCGTGCCACTCTGTAGAAGTCGGCTTCCTCGTCGCTGCCGTCGTCAAAAACTGCGTATGTTGTGCATCTGCAATTCGGGTGCATCGGAGGGTAGTTCACTCCGACCTGCGCGTCTCTAACGTCAAAAACCTGCCCGTCCAGCGCGCCGCAGCTATGTCCCCCAAACCCGCTGCATGTTTTTTTGTCCAAAGTCGCAAGGTATCCATATTGCTTGACGTCAGCAGCGATATACCTGTCCAGCGTCGCAGATTCCGTCACATAGCAGCATTCCGTGTGGACCAGCGTCCGACAGCGGGACATAGCGACGCCTGTGCGGGCTTGCACGCGCTTTGCTATGACGTCGCTGCTTGCGCCCGCGGCGATACCGTCTCGCAATGCCTTGTTTATCGTTTCGTCTAATTTCTCCACATGCCCCCAAACGCGCTTGCTCCACCTGCCGTCTGTAATCAGCAATTTCTCAAGCGTTTTGTATGGCAGCGCTTCAAACGTCCCAACTTCCAACAGGGCGCCGCCTATTTCGTTTTCCAGCTTGCCGCCGAGAACGGCGAGCCTGCCTGTAATTTGCCGGCACAATGCGTCCAGCCGCGTTATGCGCTGCTTTGCCAAGTTGGCGTTCAGAAGAGCGTCAGCGTGTTCGCTGCCCTTCAGCGCTTCTGTTACCAAACCTAGATACTCTTGATACGACAGTCCGGCTTCTTTGTTCGTCAAATACGTTTTTGCCGCCGCAATGCTAATCCCTGCGTCCTGTGCATATTTTTTATAGAACAACTGTATGTCGTTATTTATTTGGCTCGCCGTCGCTTTTAGCTGTTTCTGCATCCGCTTGTTTCCGGACGCCGCTATCCGCAGCGCTTTCTTCTTTTCCCGTATTGCGCGTTCTGTCCAATAGTTACTCTGCATTGTCCAACATGCCTGTTTTTTCCAGTTCATCGACGACTGATGTGCCGGTAACAGGCTCCAGCATTTTGTATACTGTCTCGTCGCTTACTATGCCATGCAATTTTACCGCGTTATCTATTTCCCCTGTCTTATCTCGCGGCATGTTGCGCGTATAACTGATTGTTGTCATGCGTTCCATGCCATCCGGTATAATATGTCCTTGCAGCTTTAGCGCCGTAAAAATCAAGCGCAGCCGCGCAAACAATCCCTCATCCATGCCTTGTTGTTTTTTTGCGCGAATTTGGTCAAGCCCCCACATCTTGTATTCCAGCGCCACTCCGGATGAGTTCCCGGCGAAGCTTTCGTCAGATAAGTCCGGAACGCCTGCGACTTGTAAAATGTCGCGTCTTAACGTTCTCTTGTGGTTTTCACTTGCTGTCGCGTCGAGAGTTTTGGTCACATAGAACGCATTGGCATTGCCGTCAGGCAGCAGTGCAACGCGCGTCTTATTCATGCGCTCTATTGTTTCCTCGTCTGTGTCTTCCATCCCCGTCAGCGCAAGAAAAGCGTTTGCCGTACTGTGCAAATCGTCAGCCGTATTAGACAAAACAAGATTATACTGTTGCAAATTGTCTAAAACCGCGGCAAAATCGCCTGTCATGTGCGCGTTATTTTTGTATATTGTCACCGGCACTGCGCCAAAATGCAGAGGCTCTTCCTTGACAAGATTTAAAACTCCGCTGTTTGTTCTGTATGTCGTCAGCGCGTCCGACGTATAAACATCTAAGTATGTGTCCCACGTTTCGTTGTCGTTTAGGATTTTATATATGCGTCCAATCGCCAAGACGTTATTGTCTAATGTGTCGTCATACACGACAAACACCTCGCGGCTGTCGAGCTGTGTTATCCTAATTTTGCCGTTGTCATCAATGCGAACTGCATCATATGCCACACCGTATATCGACATTGATTCAGCCAGCATATAATTTAGGCTTGTTTCGTTGTTGCTGTCAAATACTTCTTGTATCGCCTCTCCGGCTGACTGCACCTCCTCGTCAAATGTATATTTCGGAGGCACCCCCATGAAATATCCCGTCGCTGTATCGGTAATATATTTTGCCAAATTGCTGTTAACGCAGTTGTTTACTCTCCCGTTTGCCGCAAACTTCTTGTCAGGCGGCGAACCGTGTAAGTACGTGCGCAAAAGCCTTTCAAGCTCCATGCGCCGCGCATCGTGTCTTATTACAATTTTATACAGCCTGTCTTTTGTCAGGCTTTCCAAGCCGCTGATTCTTATCATATCTCTAGCCCCTCTACCGTCGACAGCTTTTGCGCTTTGCGCATACCTTCAATCCCGTATCGCAATGCCGCCATCGCGTCATCATTAATTTCTAACGGCTGGTCAAGATAGTCCCCCGACCTATCGTCCTGCTTCCAGCTCCATTGCTGAAGCTCTGCAATAGTGTTTTTGCAGCATGGATGCACATGTATTTGCCGCGATTTTAAATAGTCAATCTGCGCCCGGACGCTGTTCGGCTCTTTTTTTACCGGTACTGCTTTATATCCCGCTTTGCGCCATGTTTTTATCCTGTCCGGCTCCGCGCTGTCACAATACATTACGTGTTTTTTGCTTAGTCCCTGCTTGTCCGCAATTGCTATCAGCTCCTGCGTGTCTTTTTCGCGCTCATATATTTCCGATAATATAAAAATATCGCCATCTTTGAACCCTATTGTCAAAATGGCGTTTGCGTGGTTATAACCAAAATCCTGTCCGATATATACAGCGTCATAGTCATCATAATTTTGTGATATTTCCTCACCGCTCCAATTTGTCAGAATCAAGCCTCCGACTTCTCCCCATTCGCCAAGCGCGTATATCCTGTACCCTTCGGGGTTATGCTGCTTTCTTCGCAGCATACGTTGGTGGTATGCGGCGTCGTTGAATCTGTTGTCTAGGTATGTGCTGTGGTGCGTATACACCATGGGGTCAGACACATCAAAAAAGCGGCGCTTGATCCAGTGCCGCGCCGAAACAGGATTGAACGTCATGCGAATTTGGTAAAACAGCCCCTCAGGCAGCTCACCGCGCAGTCTGTCATCCAGTATGTCAAGGTCTGCTTCTGTAAATTCTGTCGCCTCCTCCAGCCAAATGTCAGTCAGCTTGCCTTTTGAAAACGTAATAGATTTAAGCTTTTCGCGCTGCCTGTCGTCGTTCATACCCCGGAAAATAATCTTGTTGCCGTTGTGGCGGCAGGTAATCTGCAAAGGGCTTTTGTTAATTTGCCAATATTGCTCCGCCTTGTCGCCAAATATGCGATATATAGCCCCTGTCAGCTCGGCGAATGTGCTGTCGCGGTTTGTTATGTCTGATTTGCGCATAGCCACCAGGTTCCGCCCGCTGTCTTTCATCAGCCGCAAAATATAGTGCTGCGCCGTATCCACGCTCTTGCCAGAGCCGGCACTGCCCTTCATGATGATGTATCGTTTCGTACTGCGGTCAACTTCCCGAAAGCATGGGTTCATCTGGACGGAAATTTTCATTCGGAGTCCTCTCCGTAGTCCACCGTAATATTTAATTCTGCGTCAACAGTCTGCTCAATTTTATCCGTATAAAGGCCGTAGCGCTTGCCTAGGAGTTCAGCGGCCTTCAATCGTTCCTTTTCTGACGGCGCTTTCTCTACAGTTTTTGCTTCGCTACATCCATCGCCAGTTCCTACAACTACAATTTCCTGTGCGGTACTTTCCCCTCGAAGGACGGCAGACAAATACTCGATTACTTCCTGTGCATCTGCCGTTTTCTCGTTGTGGAGTTCTTCCATTCGGGCATCTATATATTTTTTGACGTCTACAACTGTCAACAATCTGCTTCCAGCTTTTCTTGCTACACTGTCATTTTTTATATTTTTATAAACCGCTTTGTAAGCCCGAGTGGCATTACAATCAATCAGGTACTCATCACAAAATCTTTTCTGTTTCCCCGTCACCCGGACTCACCTCGCTTTCGTTTAAATTATTTTTGGGTAAAACACAAGAGCCGTCTAAAAAGACAGCTCTTGCACTTCTAAGGAGCTCACCTATGCCAAAAAAAAGACCAAAAAGGAAAGTGCTTTGAAGGAAAGTATTACCGTGCCGTTCTCCCTCTGCTCTACCACGATACTATTTTAGCACGGAAAAGCGGGCAAAAACGGGCAAGCCCTAAAATTTTTTTAACGCTCTTCTGTATATTTTCCGGCAATTACTTTCCTCCCGTCCCACTTTAAACGCAATCTGTATCCAGCTCAACTGCGCAATGTCTCTAAGCTCTACAATCTCCGCCTCTGTGGGCGTGAGCCTGTCCATCATTACATCACGTATGCGCTCTAGTTCCAGCCTCTTCATTGCATATTTATATTGCAGCTCAACTAACTCCGTTACCGCATTACACGTCTTGTCTGTCTGTTGAGTGCTGCGCGGCATGTCGTTCATGACGCCTGTGCATTTCTCCGCTGCCGTTCGCAGACCTTCTATGCGCCTCTCTAGACTCTTTATCTGTGCGCTTAGTCGCCGTATATCTGAGATTATCATGTGCGCTCCCCGCCTGATTCGTCCGACAACATCTCACACAAAAAAGCCAGATTGCACGCGGCGTGTTTGTAATGCTCTAGTCCGCTTTCGCTGTCTACGCCGTGTATATCATGCGCAAAAGCCCATACGTGTCTTAGAAGAGCGTCCACATAGCGCGAAAGCTCCACCTTGCGCCAACTGTCAATGCTTCCATACTTGTTAACGCCGTATTCCCGCACACGCGCAATGTCTGTAATTATTTGCGGCGGAACTAACGACATGCGCGGCTTATCTGCGTCTGCTTTGTATCTCTGATCGCCTACTGACATTACAATCTCCCCTCGCATCTTATCCCTCGTTGCTTAAGCCACTCCCGCGCCGCTTGGATGTCTATTCTGTGCTTCTTATACAGTTTTACGGTCGGAAGTCCTCGGTTTAAAAGGCTCGTTACCTCGCCCGGAGCAAAGCCCATTTCAACGGCGAGCCTTTCAGCCGTGCATGAATCAAGCCATTCTGAGTACCCGTTTTCTTTTAACCACTTGTCAGTCTCTGCTACAGTGTATAGCCTGCCTCTTCCGTCAACCTGCGAGCATGGCAGCCCCATCTTTATACACTCGCTAAGTACGGTGAAGGAAAGGCCGTAAAATCTTAGCATTTCCGAGTGTCCAAAAGGCGCGCTCATGTCAATGGAGTTGTCGAACGGTATGTACTTATACACATCAATCTCGAGAAAGTCCATTATGCGCTTTAGAGTCTGCCGCTGAATATATTTCTTGCCGTTGCTTGATATTATTTGTGGGTAAGAGACTATGACTTCACGACAAGACGTAATAGTATATCCTTTCTTTCGCCTTGCCGCTTCGAGGTCATTGACAATCTTTCGCGTTACCCAGATAAGCCCTCTTGGGTTGCACATGATCTCGTCAGGCCTTGCTCCTCTGGGTCTTTTTTCTGTTGCTTTTTGACGCCCGGTCTTCATCTTGAAAAGCGTGTTTGCTTCGTCTATTGAGATGGCCAACAACTCAGACATTATCTTAAGTTGTTCGTAGTCTCTATCGCTTTTGCTCCAAAGCTCCTGCGCCCAAGTCAAATCGTCTTCAGTCAGTCGAGTCATTCGCCGTCCCTCCTTTAGTGTACGTTATTGTATGTCTGCGCGCCAGCTCACGATATACGGCGGAGAGCAAGTCCAAAGTAAACGGATCTTCGTACTTCTTGTATACCTGAGCCATTACGTCGCTAATTTTAAACCAGTCCTTTTCCGGTAGCCGCTCCGCCCATTTGTGAAACTCAAATACTGCATTGTATCTTTCTGTGTATGTCATAGCTTGCACCCGCTTTTTCTGTAATGCCGCGCTCTTTGCCTAAACATCTTCTCAAAGTAACTCACATCATCCACATAGTCGTACACGACGGGCTGCCCTTTGCCCTCGCATGTACGCGTGATTCTGCCTACCGCCTGTGCGACAATGGCGTAATCTTTTACAGGCGTACCCAGATACAGCCTGTCCAGCCTTGGTATGTCTAAGCCTTCTTTCGCCAGAGAATACGTTGCCAGCACGCACGATATCTCGCCCTCTCTAGCTTTGCGCAATATCTCTTGCCTGTCTTTGTGCTTTACCTCGGCGTGCATTACAGCCGTCTTGTTTTGGATGGCGGCGGGCAACAGATCATATATTTCGGATAGCTGTACCTTGCGGTCGCTTAGTAGCATATTACTATGATGAATATTATCCGTTATGTCTCGTGCTATCATTAGATTCCGTTCTCTGTTGGTTGCTATCGCGTTTATAAGCCGCGCATAATTTATTATTCCGTCAGAGTCCAGCGCCTCCCACGGAATAGCCCTAACGGAAGTGCGCCTCTTTAGAATCTGCGCACTCATTACGTTCACGACGCTATCCGGCACCGTGTGCGCTACGCCGCCCAGCATATACAGCGCACATTTTATAAGTCCGTCCGACCTGTGCAACGTTGCCGATAGACCGTACTTGTGCTTTGCGCTCAGGCTGTTTAAAATCTTAGAAAACATTGTAACTCTCGTAGGCGTGCCCGCTACTCTGTGGCATTCGTCCACAACTACGCATTCCCATTCGTCCCTGTACTCCGAAAGATCGAGCTTGCACATGGTCTGCACTGTCGCGAAAGTGATTCCCGCTCCTATATGCACCTTGCCTTTTGTGATCTTGCCCAGCAAAGACTTGTCCACGAATTCCGCAGCCGCGTTATAAGACTGTTCCAAAAGCTCTTGCGTGTGTGTCAGCCAAAGTGATTTTGCGCCCAGCCTGCACACCGCAGCAACGCCGCAGCGCGTTTTCCCGCTGCCCGCCTTAGATTGGAGTATTCCGCAGCCACGCGCCACCAGAGCGTTTACAGCGTCCTCTTGGTAGCCGCGCAAAGGAATATCGGCGTTATAATCGACTTTTTCATGCGGTGCAAATTTGTCGCGAATAAGTCTGCCTTTAAGAAGTCTTGTAAAGTTTGCGTCCTTCCACGCCCCATAGGGAATGCATATCCCCTCCGGACGCTCGGTGTACAAGCTTAAATATTTAGGCGTCCTTCCCAGATAACGACCCATGCGAACGCGATTAGCATAATCAGGATTGAGAACGCGCAAGTTTTCTTGTGCCCAGTCTCTAACCGCGTCCGTGGGATTGTAAATGCATAGTTTACTGCTTAGTTCCAGTCGCATACTCAATACATAAGAAACGGCAGGAGGGGGAGTTCTTCAATTTGACGAGTTGTAAGTTTCGAGTGTTCCTTGCAGAGGGCTTTAAATGCTCCGTAACTCAGCCAATGCACCTTCCCGCTCGGCAGCTTTAGCGCAAAGTACGCATTAAATAAAAGATCTTTTTCCCACTTCTCCATAGCTGCCTTTTGATTCTCCTCCACCCGCGTAAAGTCAAATTCGCCGTTGCTGCACACTTTACAATCTATAGCCCACGCCCAACAGCTTTTAGCGGCGATGATGTCAAAAGGCTGTGCCCCTGCCCTGTTAGGCGCGAGTTTGTGAGCCCAGCAGCCTTTAGCCGCCAGCCAGCTGACCAGCTCGTTTTCGAAATTGTTACCCAGTTTTTTATTACTCAGCTTCTTCTTGCTCATTTTTGTTGCCTCCTCTTTCTCATCAATTTTGTAAGTTTTTCTACCTTTTCAGAAGTTAGGTAAGTTTTAGGTAAGTTTAATTTTTGCCGTCCTTATGCGGTTTTTTTGAAAAACTTACAAACTTACCTTTTTTTTGCTGATAGATACAATATATATTTATAAAGAATTGCTCTCTATAGAGTAGGAGAAAAACGCCATATAAAATATATAATGTATGTAAGTTTTGTAAGTTTGTAAGTTTTTATATAGAAAACGCCTTTCTCATGCGATTTTTTCAAACTTACGTAAAACTTACTTTTTTCTCAAAAGTATGTTTTTTTTCAAGCCGTCTAAGTCTGGCTGGAAAATCTTCTCTATTATTTCGTGTTCTTCCTCTGTCAGATCTTCGCCGTTTGGCGTGAACAGTTTTATACACGTCGTTCTTACGCCATACATTGTTGTTTGATGGAGTATCCTCCCCTGACTATTTCTTATCAAATATCCTTCTTTTGCCCACGCCTTTTTCACCGCGTTAAACTCAAAGCCTAGTTTGCGCATCTCCTGTTCCAGCACCTGTTTGTTTATCATGACTGTGTCGTCGTCGATCCTGCCCCAGCAGTCCTGCGCGTCCGGTGCAAACTTGTTGCGGTTGCGCGCGATAAGCGCCAACACCTCCTGATATGCTCTTTCCTCCGTGCGTATCATGCGCTCGGATATGACAAAGCCTTTGACATCCTGCACTCTTAGCGGCTCGTCTCCAAACACGCACTTACAAGCAAGCTCGTCTGCTAACAGCATTAACGCCATACTGGACGCCTGCTTATCTGTCGTATCTGCTTCTCTCAGGATCTCCGCTGTCAGCTCACGAAAACGTGAACGCAGTTCATCGACCTTGCAATGCTTTTGTATATACTCTATGTACAGCTGTCCTGCAAAACCGTAATTGTCTTTGACTAAGTTAGCCGTGTAGTTGCCGTCTTGTATGATCTTTCGGTCACACTCGACTTCTATTACTCTGTTGCGTACGCCGCCACCTGAGACGCTGCGCGTGATAGGTTCTTCGCCTGTGAATACAAAAGCCAGTTTCCATGTTCGCATTTCCTCCACGCCGCCTCGAGTCTTAGCGCGTCCCCTGTCGATACCTTCCGTCAGGTACATTATTAATTGGTCGTAGGTGTTATTCCAGCGCGTCTTGATCTGCTGCAGCTCGTCCGCACAAAACGGGAGGTTGCGCAAAAATGCCGCTGTTCGTGCCATGGCGTTCTGCGTCATGTTCATTGTGCGCGTTAAGCATCCCATTTCGGGGTTGCCCCACACACTAGCCGCCACCATTAGCGAAACCGTTTTACCGAAACCCGTTGTGCCCCAGATATGGAGCACGAAAGACAATGCGCCTACAAGTTCTATCAGCGGACTTGCGAACGACGCCGCCAACATAAGCCTTATATTTAGGTCTTTGCGCAGCTTAAGCACGTGTTCCTTCCACTTGTCAAAGTCGCCCTGATTCCGCACGTGGCTGTAAACATTCTTAAAGTCTGCGTCGCCGTCATACTTCACGTCTTTTATATACGGAGCGAACTCACCATCCACCCACCCTAAGCGGCTGAGCGATCTGTACAGCGGGATTTCCGCAGCATTGAGACTTACTACCTCGGCTAAGTATCGCACCAGTTCACGAGCGTTCTCGCTTGTGACAAGTATGCCTCTGTCCGCAAGGCTTGATATGTTATTCTTGTTGTACACCGTGTTACAGTCAGCTACTAAGCTGCTCCATCTCGCGTCTTTAAAAAACGCGATTTTAAGCTTCTCCGTTTCGCTGTCAATGTTGATTAGCCGCTCTACCGGCAGTATCGGGTGCGGACAAGCTATGCTTGTTGTAGGCGTTCCATTGGGGGATACGTCGTGGATCAGTACGCCCGTGTCCGTCGCTTTGTACCGCCCGCAGTTAAGGACAAGCGGCGCGTCTGTAAACTCGGTCTTGTTGCTTGCTTCCTGCTTGCAAAGCTGCGAGTACTTGTGCTGCCACGCTTTGAGCAGGTTATTAAATTCCTGTACCCTGCCCGTCTCGCGGCACTTTGCTCTGACAGCTTCTATCAGCTCTGTCTTCTCCAGATAATCTTCGACCTGCACTATTTCCAGAAAAAGCTCGTCACTGAGCTTGCTTTCTCTGTCAATAGCGTCAATCATTGCTTGCCTTGATAAGTTCATCTATCAGTTCCTTATTGTCTCTGTAAAACGCTTCCGGGTTGTCGCGAAATTCCTCATCCCATACATCCAGCATGTTTAGCTTGTCCATCGCTTCACACCACCTGTCACTAAAGACCTCCTCTGAATCCAAAACGCTTCGGTATTGTCTGTAGCAATCGCAGATAGCGCCGCCCACTCTGTCTATCAAAGCTCGGTTGCGTTCTTCTTCCTCGCGCGCTTTCTTGCGTCTCTCAATCACAAGTCTTGCTTTTGCGGATGCTTTTCCCTTGCTGCCTATAGGCGGCAGAGGTAAAGAAAAATCTTGTATAAGCGTGTTTACGGCTTCGCCGTTGCTTATGCCCATCAGACGTGTTACGTAGTTGATTAGATCTCCGCCCGCGCCGCATACAAAACAGTAAAAACTGTTCTTGTATACATGCAGACTCGGCTTGTGGTCTAGGTGGAATGGGCACAAAGCCCACCCACGCTTGACCTTGTTTGCGCCGTATCGGTCAATTACCTGCTGCATTGTCAGCATGTGCTTGACTTCCTCGAATACGTCTATCATTAGAAGGGCAGATCTTCATCAGACATATATACAAGATCGTCGAACGCGCTATTCTCCGCGTCTTGATCGTCATCCAGCAGCCTCGGCTTAGGGATTTCGATTTTTTCTATATTGTCTGCTTTTCTGAACCAGAACAGCTTGTGTATAGCCGTTTTTTTGCCTTCGGCGTTGCGGTATTCTTCTAAACCGAATACACCGCCTACGGACTTGCCTATAAACTGTGCGCAGAACTGCGTCCCCCACGCTGTATTAAAACCCGGGTTGCTGTTCTCTACGGCTGTGCAGAACGTCTTAAACTGCCTGTTCGTTGTGCCGTCGTAGTTCTTAATGAACAGTCTTGTACTTCCGCCCCATTTCTTAGGTGTGCGCGTGTCGGCTCTGTACGCCGCTGCGTAAAACTCGGGCTGTCTGTCCCCTTTGGACGTGTCGTAGCTTATTATAAGCTGCTGTGCGCCGTTTTGCGTCCGGACTACAGACACATCCTTGATAACAAGCTTGTGACCGCCAAGCTCTATGCGTTCGAACTCTTCGTAGCTTCTCACCGTGTCAAAGTCTTTCGGCTTTCTGATCTCTATCTGCTGTGCGTTATTTGTCATTTGTTTTCTCCTCTTTCTCTGTCATTTCGTAATAGTCTCTTATTGCTCTGTCTACTATTGTTATATCGTTGTCAATCTCCAGCGAGTTGAACATCCCTACAGGCGACTTGCTGACTGCGCCGTCTGCCGACTGTGTAACAAAATAATAACCGCCGTCTCGCTGGACACTGTGCAGTACGATTGTAAACATTCCCTCTATGCACACCTTTTCGTCCAGCAGCTTCCCTATTGTTTTGGGCTTAATGTCGCCGAAATCGTTTCTATCCTCGTGCATAATTACATATACAATTTTGTCCTCCGGCAATGTAATCACCCAGTCTATTAGGCGCCAGAAATTATCAGCTAGCTTGTTATACATAGTAAACACTGCATTGCCCGTGCCTCCGGCATGGTTGCGCATAAACTGGTTTGTTATTAGATAACCTGCATCATCAATAACCGCTGAATTTGCTTTGCTGTTTTTCAGTGCTGCGCTGACTGCCTTATAGTTATCAGTCGTACACGTCTCCGCAATCTTCCCGCGAAAAGGCAAAGGCTTGCCTAACACTTTGATTAATTGCCAGTTATCATTATCCACACAATTGCGCAAACTGTAAGATTTGCCCGTCCCGGATTTGCCCATAATCAACACCGGAATAGCCATGATTATCACCCCCTTATTTGATCGTAACGCTTATATGCTTGCCTATATCAGCGCCATTCGCCTCCTCGCCTGATTTGTACGCTGCAAGTATTGCCCTTTTGTCAGGTACACGCTCTGTTTTTACAACTACAAACCTTGCGTCCAACACGTCTATATCACACTTGTCTACGCGCGTCGTTTCCCGTCTTCCGTCATGCCATCCATGATAACGCGGTTAATCTCCAGCTCTAATTCGTATATATTCATCTCGGTTATTCCCTCTCTTTCATTCCACGCACCCCGCAGTGCGCGACTTATTGACAACGAGCTTGAAAAAAGGTATCCTATAGGTACAGGGAAGGGAGCTTGCCCTCCCCCTCTTCATCGAGTAAGCCTTTCTATAATATCTAGTAGCTTATCGATGATTATTAGGATTGCGGTAATCAGGTTTAACGTTTTCATTTTTTTCTCCTGTTTACCGCTTTTCTTCTTGCTCATATGGTTTTACCTCCGTATTTTTTTTTGCGGTCTGTTCTAACCACAGTTATATTATAATACGGCTATAGCCGTATGTCAATAGTATTTTACGTTTTTTGACGTATTTTTTGGAGGTTTTTTTGACTAACGCCGTAATCGCCCAAAACATAAAACATCTATGCAAGACAAATGCTATTAGTGTTGCTGCGCTGTTGCATGCCTGCAACATAAGCAAAAGCCTGATATATGACCTGGAAAAACGCGACAAAACCCCGTCCGCAGATAAGCTACTTAGCATCGCAAACTATTTTAACTGCTCCGTTGATTATTTACTCGGTCGTACCGACAATGTACAGTCTCATCTGCCTTCTTCAGAGCTACCCCCCGAGCTACAGCTTTTCTCTGCGCTCGATGAAATTGACCGAGCGGAAGTACGCGGTCTAATGCGTGGTATGCTCAAGGCTGATAAATACAAAGCTAAATAACGTCTACCTCTTAATTTTACAACTTCTGTTGTTGTCATTGTTACTTCTCCTCTCTTCCGAAGATTCTAATTCCGAATTTTTTACGGTAAAACCGTAATCTAATGGTAAAAAAATAATCTGATTATAATTTACACCGTATACATTTTCAATTTTGCGCAGCTGCGGGATGTCTGGATATGCTGACCCTGCTTCATACTGTCGCAGTGTTTGCGGCGTTATGCCTAGTCTTTCCGCCGCTTCCGCTATCGTTAACCCGCGCATCTGCCTGATAGCCCATAATGATAATCGCCCTGGTATCATTTTGCATCTCCCCCTCTGTAGTCTGTATTGTTATAATATTACGGTTATACCGTAATGTCAATAGTTTTTCGTAATTTTTGTTGATTTTTTTACGTTTTTATCGTAATATATATGCAGGGAGGATATAAATATTGGACGCATTAGGTAATAAAAAAATATTAGCCCAGAATCTACGGCGGCTAATGGCAGAAAAAAATGTAGACCGCATGGAGATCTGCAAGGACCTGGGGATTAAATATACTACGCTATCCGATTGGTATAATGGCGTGACATATCCCCGGATCGATAAAGTGGAACTGCTAGCCAATTATTTTGGCGTTGAAAAATCAGGTCTGATCGAACCACCAGCAGAACAAGACCCTATCATACCCGCCGCGATCAAGTCCGGGCAGCTGCACCCGAAT